TAGCTACAAAAGTTGTTTCGGAATTTTCCGTGTAGTCTTGAATAGCTTGCTTTAGCTGATCGTATGTAAAACTCATGTTATCACCACCGTAACTGTGCCAACAGATCCTGTGGCTACTAAATTGTTATTTGGAGAAAGACCCGGCAAGTAGTTAAATCCCACTGGATTCCACCCCCACTGCAAAGCTCGTTGTTCCTCTAGATTTGTTTCTGGTCTTGGGTTTCTCAAAGCTTGAGGATCTGGGTACGCTTTTGGTGGAAATAACTGAGGTTGCTTGGGGTCAAACTCGTCAGGACCAACCTTGGCTCCCGTCCACTCCACCTTCATGTCACGAAGACGGTATCGACGGCCTGATCGATCAGATATTCCCCACGCTTTACTGCCACTTGCGTATGCCATTAGACCCTCAAATAACTGAAACTAGGTTGAAGTTTCAAAGGAGTTCTTCCCTGATCTTCATCCGCTGCTCGTTGGAACTCTTCTTCGTAAACAGTCTTTAACAACTGTACACGTTCTGGTGCTCGTTTCATAGCAATGTAGTAGGATAGTCCTGCAGCCATACAAGGATAGAACCGGAATGGCATATCTGTTGTATTAACTAATGTGTCAGCATCTTCGATCCTCTGAACAAAATAATAAATAATTTGATCTGTAGAGTTCTCAGGTACTGACCAAAGATTTAGTACAGGATTAATCTGACGATTTAGCCAATACTGGCTAGGTCTGCCCTGCGTTGTTTTATTGGGCAAAGTTGCGTATTCACCCCTGGATATTCTTTGAACTTCATAGTCAGTATTGTTTCTACGAAGAACAACATCTAGTAGATCAACTACATTGTCCGAAAGAGTTTCTTGTGCCTGCCCCTGCGTGAGATCAATCGTATGAGACTTAACAGTCCACAAGTTCAATCCTCTGTTGGCCCATTCTGCAAACATGAGATTCAAAGAGCGACGAGCAGTTTTGGCATCATAGCCTGTGCGTACTTCTATGCCGCACCGCTCATATGCTTCCTCGATAAGTTCAGCTACATCGAGATTGAAATCTCTTGATCCAGAAGTTGTCATTACATTCCGCCTTTATATTTCCCACCGCGACCAGCCATAACACAGCCACCGTTCTTGTAGCCTTTATTTATCATACCACCCTTTGCCTTCTTCGCGGTTTTAGCCGCATTAACAAAGTCTTGGTTACTAGGCGCACCCTTGTCGCCCTTGTTACGCATAGGCTTTCCGCTTGCTCGACGTTTTCGGATATTCTCGTATAAACTCATATTACCTCTCCCTGTTGGTGGCGTGGATATTTGCTTTGCCATCTGGCTGCGGCTGATCATGATATGCGTTCCTTACCAAAAAATCCTGCCACATAGGCTTGATCATGTTGTAATTTTCTTCAACCTTGTAGGACGTGACCGTCAACTGAGCATTCATCTGGTAAACCTGCAGAGAGGCCCAACCTAATAAACCCAAGGCAACAAACGACACCAGTTGATTGACTTCTAATTTCATAACTACCACGCTTTACAAGACCAATATTTGGCCTTTAATTTATCCAAAGTGCCTTTATCGCACCCATGACGAGCCCTAAACGACTTTCGCCGTTTAGGGTCTGATTTTTTAATCTTCATGTTGGCGTCACCAAAACGAACTATCTTTTCTTTTCCTTTATCGCAGGCTTTAACAACAGACTTCTTACCGCCAGAAATCTGACGTTTAGGTTTGTTGCATTTCATCTTAGCCTTGTCGATTTTAGGCATGGATAATCCTTACGCTAAAAGAAACGTCAGTTCAGTCCCCGCGCCCGTAAGCGCAGAAATGTAGACCCCAGAAGTAAACAGCATCCCATTCTCAGGAATGTATATCTCGTTCATACCTATGGGAAACTTCTGCGTTAACAGTGTTGCTCCCCCATTACCATTGGTAAGAGTGAACGAGCCCGCCGCAGTCGCGTATATGTTTACGGCTTGAAGTCTAGATCTGGACGGCCCTATGAGAGCCGCCGCTGAACCTTGTGCATGAGTATACGCATTTATGTCTGACCCTGCCATCTAAGCTCTCCTTATGGACGGATTGCGGTGTGGTATGCTTGCGCGTACATGATTGTAATAACTGCAACACCAGCGTTAGTAGCTGCGCTGTTTGTAACTGTTAGCTTTAAATCCGCAGTGCCTGTGTTGTCCCACTCACCTGTACCACCACCTTGTGTGGTTACAGTTTTAAGACCAGCACTTGTGCCAGTAGCCAATGTGTTTAGGATTGTTGCAGCTCCACCAACTGTATCACCAACACTAATGTTAGTTGTGGCGTTAGCCGCTGTTGATAAATCAACAATACAATTAATAATTTTTGAGTTAGCTGGAATAACCATATTGGTTGCTCCTGCTGCAATAGCACCGTTGGAAAGATCCATAGAGTGTGTCTGCATCATTACAACGTAACCTACGTTTGCAATGTCAGAACCAACAGTAGTTCCTGTTGTGTTTTTAATGTTGCCTGCCCGAATCGGACCGGAAAAAGTTGTGTTAGCCATGTGAGTCTCCTGTCTTGGCGAATGTCAGTCACATGTGTGACTGTCAGGGAATAACTCTTCATACAACACTTAAAGGCAAAAAGAAAGAGGCGATCCGAAAACCGCCTCTAACTATAGTATTAGTCTGGAACTTATGCCCCAGGTGAACCAAATACACAACGTGGGTCTGAGAAGCCGAAGCTGTAACGTTCCCGTGCCTTAAAGCGCATGTTTCCTGTGTCGAAGTCTGCTTCCATGTTAGTGGAAAGCGGAGTCCGCTCAAAGTGAATCAACCCGCGAGGCGCGTCTGTTTTGATGAAGAACGCATCTGGATCAGTAAGGAAGTCGTTAACGGCATAACCGTCAGGCAACATACCCATTGAGCGAATTGCGTTAGTATCATTGTCTGCAGTACCAACCCGAAGGTTAGAAACCATCAAACGTTCTGCAACGAATTGCAGTTGACGTGGAATCATCAACTTCAAGCCGCGAAGAGCGACCTTCAACCCACGCTCGTCAACATAACCAGCGATGTTGATAAGAGCGTCTTCCAAAGAAGTTTCGTTCAAATCAGCAGCAGTTGCTGGAGTATTAGAGAATGTTCCGCCGTTAGTTAGCGGGTGGTTTGTTGCACAAAGAGCAACGCCGTCACCGCCTGCACTAGCACCGCCTGCAAAGGCGTTGTTAAGAACAGCAGCAGCTTTAACCTGCTTAGAGTGCGCCATTGAACGAGCGAGGGCCTTAGTGTAACGACTGCCGAGACGGTCATACAAGTTATCCTCGATTGCTTCCTCAGTGATTGAGAACGCAAGTGCAACGGTTTCGTGATTATAACGAGCAGTGTAAGCTTCGTTAGCATCATCGAAGTTGATTGCAGAACCTTCAGACTTTGTAGGTGCTGCGCCAAACCCGGCCAACATAACTTCTTCTTCGAATGCACGATCAGAAGATTCTGTTGTAAAGATTTCGCTGTGCTGGTTTTCGTACCGATTGTACTCCATACCAAATAAGGCGTTAAGGCCTGGTTCTAGCTCTTTCGCTAGTTGTGCGCGTGATATAGCCATGTGTTAGACCTCCTTTAAACGCCAGTGGACGAAGGAGTACCCGCTGCAATTCCGCCATTGGCAGAGTTGAACGAAGTATTCAAACGTACTATTAGTGGGATACCAGCGACTGTGAAGTCTGAGTTATCAGGGTCATCTTGGACGCCAATAACACGAAGCTGAAGAGTAGCGGTGTTTGCAGCAGTATTCAAATCTGCAGTTGCAGAAGAGATTCCTGTTACGTCACTACCTGCAGTTGCAGTTGCCAATGCGATATTTTTAAAGACCATTGCACGAACTTCCGCTTCAGTGTTTGCCGCAGCCACTACATTAGATGTAGCGATTGTGAACGTCTGCATTGGATTATCGTAAACAAAAGCTTTAATTGGGTAGTTAGCATCTGCGCCAGCAGCAGTACCCTGCCAAGTAGCCGACCAGATTGTCTTACCGTCTGATGCGCGAACATATTCGCAGCCCCAGAAAACACCCAAGAATGCAACGTTACCACCTGCAGCAGCTTGCGCTACAGAGATAGTTCCGCCTGCGATTGGTATAACAGGGGAACCCTGATACATTTTTGTATTGTTGTTTGACGCAATACGATACTCGGTAGCACCCGTAGTATTTGTACCTTGTCCAACAATGCCAATGGGACGTAGCCCAAAGGATCCGTTAGAATTTGCCATAATAGCACCTCAATAAAAGTTACTCGGAGTCTCGTCTTGAACCTCCGAAGGATACACGACTTTGCCGACTATTAGATATCGGCATAGAAGGATGTTGGTCCTTCATTAAATCCTGATCGACTGCAACCATCTGTTCGCGGGTTCGGCTCCCGTAATACTCGGATCTCTCATTGGCGGTTTCGACAGGTATGCGACACAACATTAAACCACCTTGACCAATCACACCTTCAAATCGACCTTCGTCAATAGTAGGAGCTTCATAATCTGGATACTCATCCTTTCGGACGGGTTCCCACCCTTCATGCAGTTTGGTGTTGACGTTCATNTTATCGTCTTCACCNCGCATTGAGGTTCGAATCCANCGATGCACATAGCCCTCTGGGGCGTCTGGTGCAGCGAGGCGGCTGGGCGGAGCCCAAGGTTTTCTGCGAGTTTCTGAGGCTCGAGTTGCGTTTTTTCGCGGTGTTCTGTTGTCAGTCATTTTATTACTCCTTCACAAATTTAGCGTATTCTTCAAGAG